GCTGCCGCCACTGCCGTCGCTGGCTGAAGGCCAAGATCCCTCTGGGTGAGGCCAGACGGCGGCTCCTCGCGTTGCTGATGGCGAAGGCGCGCGGGGGGACTGCCGAGCCTAGGAGGCACCCATGGGGTGTACTGGTTCGCCTGCCTGATCACTCTGCTCGCCACCACCTGGGCACTGCTCGGCCTCATCGCGTGGGCCATCGTGAGGATGCTGTGACGACCAACTACACCACGATGAGCGGCGCGGAGTTCCAACGCGAGGTCGGCGACGACGTCGAGAAATGGGCCGACGCCGCCATGCAGGACGCCGAGCGGGAGGGCTATGCGGTCGATCGTGACTGGCTGCTGAAATGGCTCAGCGATGCCATGGACGCCGCTCGCAAGGCTAAGCCACCACCAGTGATCCCATGAGCGACACAGCCATTTCCATGACCGCCAGCCGCGGCAGCCCGTGGCCCGCCGCCGTTCGCCATCTCAACGGCAACGAGACCGACTTTCCGCGCGATATCGATGAGCAGCACACGCGCCTGATCCAGTGGTTCGAAGAGGCTGAGAGATCCAGCCAAGACGGTCGTGAAGCGTCCGAGATGTACCGCAGATATTATAACTGCGAACAATGGACAAGAGCGGAACTCGATGTGCTAAATGCGCGTCACCAGCCGCCTATAAGTTTCAATTACGTAAAACGGAAAGTAGAGCTACTCTGTGGGCTAGAAAGAAAGGCCAGAACCGATCCGAAGGCATTTCCACGCACGCCCACCGAAGAAGACCGCGCCGACGCCGCCACTCAGGCGTTGCGCTACATCGCCGACGATAGCAACTTCCCGATGCTGCGCAGCGCGGTGTTCAACGAGATACTGGTCGAGGGCTTCGGCGGCTGTGAGGTCGGTCTGGAGGATGACGGGCAGGGCGGCGCTAATGTCACGCTGACGCAGGTTCCGTGGGATCGCATCTGGTATGATCCGCACAGCCGCCAGGATGATTTCCTCGATGCAAGATACAAGGGAATCGTCATCTGGATGGACCGGGACCAGTTGCACGAGATGTATCCCGATGCCCAGGATGTTATCGATACCAGTTTCTCGCATGGTGATGCGACACAGTACGACGACCGCCCGGCATATATGACATGGACCGATACCAGCCGCACCCGCTGCCGTGTCGTGCAGTGCCACTGGTCGCAGGAAGGCGCCTGGTGGAATGCGACATATACCAGGTCCGGCTATCTCACTGAGCCGCAGCGCAGCAAGTTCAAGGACCGGCACGGCAAATCTGCCTGTCCTCTGGTTCTGCGTAGCGCCTATACCGACCTGGACAACATGCGTTACGGCATGGTGCGGGATCTGATCTCGCCTCAAGACATGATCAACAAGGCCTTCAGCAAGGCGCTGCACCAGATGTCGGTGCATCAGGTAATTGCCGAGAAGGGCGCTGTGCAGGATGTCGATAAGGCGCGGCGCGAGATCGCTCGGCCCGACGGTTATGTCGAGGTCATGCCGGGGCTCAAGTTCGAGGTGCAGGACGGCACCCAAATGGCACAAGGGCAGATGGCGCTGCTGACGCATGCGGTGCAGGAAATGCAACTGTCCGGCCCGAATGCGGCGATGTCTGGCACCGATCCGCGGGAGCTCAGTGGCAGGGCGATCCTGGCGCAGCAGGCGGGTGGGGCAACGCAGAACGAGCCGCTGGCGGACGGGCTTAGGATGTGGGCGCGGCAGGTTTACGAGATGTGCTGGATGGCGGCGCGGGAATACTGGAGCGCCGGCAAGTGGGTCCGTGTTACCGACGATTTGCAGAATACCAGGTGGGTGGGCATCAACCGCCGCGTCACAGTGCAGGACGAGTTGGCACAGATGCCGCCGCAGCAGCGCGCGATGGCGATGCAGCAGATGCAGCTTGTCCCCGGTGATCCACGGCTCCAGCAGGTCATCCGCATCGAGAACGACATCACGGACCTCGATGTCGATATCACCGTGGCCGAGGGTCAGGACGTGCCGACCATGCAGGCGGAAAACTTCCAGACGTTGGTGCAGTTGGCCAGCGTGCAGCCGGGACTGATCCCTGGCGAGGTTCTGGTCGCTGCGAGCAGCCTGCGCAACAAGGACGACTTGTTGCAAATGATGAAGCAGCACATGCAGCAGCAGGGGCAGCAGCAAGCCCAGGCCGCGCAGATGGCCGGGCAGCACGCCCAGGCGCAGGTCACCGATATGCAGGCGAAGGCCGCGGCTAACTTCGCGCTGGCCCAAGAGCGTAAGGTCAACGCGGCGCGCGGTGTGCATGACATCCATGCCGACTTTAGCAGCGACCCATACGGGCAACCCAACGTGGCGCCGGACAATCCGCCGGGCGCATCGCAGCCACAGCAGCCTGATCCCGAGCAGATGCCGCCAGATGTTGCCCTGGCCACTCATCTCGCGGACTTGCGCGGGAAACACGCCAAAGCCGCGCTGGACGAAGCCAAGGCGACGCAGACAGCGCACCAGACTGTCGGCGAAATCGCCAATACGCATCAGATGATGGTAAATACAAACAGGTTGATACGTTCTCCAATACCGCAGGCGGCTCCGCCAGGGCAGCCTACGTGACGTGTTTCCACTGCAATCCGCATCTGATCCTGGAAACGCACGACCGATTTATGCCGAACACTTTAGCTACCTTGGCATTAGACATGCCGCTTGCTGACATTCTTCGGATCTGTCTCACGGCGTCATCGTCCAGTTTGGCGCTTCTCTGATCGACGCCGAACTTGGGATTGGGGGTGGCCTGCCTTCCGTTAAGACTAGCGTGGGCGCAGTTCTCTTTGTGGCTGCACCATTCGAGGTTTTCGGCGCGGGCGTCGGAGATATCAAAGTTGATGTGGTTGACGACCGGCTTGTTATCGGGGTTCGGAATGAACGCTTTCGCGACCAACCTATGGACCCGAAGCGTCCTTGTGACGTCTCCATCTTGGAGTGTCACCCGCAGATAAGGAAGTATCCAACCTCGCGAGGTGCGCAGAGTTTGGAAGCGACCGATTTTCAGGAGTTGGCCAGCGCGCGCCCTAATCGCAATCCCGCCGTTAGGCATGGGAACGGTGACATCGGTCGCCCTCCGCACTCGTCCCATGTTGCTCACCTCGTAATCGGGATGAGCTGCGATAAGTCGCCAGACTTCGGCTACGTTCTGATCAGCCATTGCGTGTGCTCCACAGACACCGTGATGGTCAGGGGCCGGCGGCTGCTGAGCACAGCGCCGGCTCCGCACATCATACCACACGCTCGTACGCCTATTCCACAACCCGGACAGCCAGGACAATAGCCATGCCAGCAACAGCAACCGGCCGCGGCGCGCAGGTCCTCGTTGACCCCATGAGTGACACCGCCAAGGCAATTCGTGGTGCCTATGCTGCTACGTTCGAGGCCAATACCGCCAAGGTCGCGGCCGACATCGCGGCCGGGCTCCATGCGGCCAGTGGCAGCAAGCCAGACGGTACCACCAGCACTAATATCGCGAGCGACATTGCGGTCAGCCCTTCAGTGGCGCCGAGACAGGCCGGCTCGCTGATGCTCGGAACCAGCGCCGGGCCGACCATCGTCGCTGGTGCCGGCGTTGCCAGCGGTACCCAACCATCCGGTTCCATCTTCATCCGCACGGACGGCGCGGCAGGTGCACGGCTCTACGTAAGCCAGGGCGGCGGCACCTGGATTGCAATCGCAGCGGTCTAATCACTGAGGACATCCATGGCTAACGAAGCACTCGACGGCTTCTTGGCAGCGGGCGCGCCCGAGGCCGCACCCGAGCCACCGCCGGAGTCCGCCGCCCCGGAACCCGCACCGGAACCACAGCAGAAGCCGGACGCGAAGCCCGCGCCTGAGGCCAAGGCTCCCGCGGCCAAGGAACCGGAGGAGGACGAGGAGTTCGAGCCGGCGCGCGACGGCGAGATGTTGGTACCGCGTCGGGCGCTCGAGAAGGTGCGCAACGACTGGAAAAGCAAGGCAGCCGCCGAAAGGGCGGTAGCCGAGGAACTCCGTCGCCAACTCGAGGAGGTCAAACGTGCCCCGCAGACGCCGGCACCGCAGCCCGCACCCGCGCCGATGATGCATCAGCGGCCGATGCCGGATCCCGCCACCGATCCGCATGGCTGGGCAAGGCACGTCCAACTACAGCACCAGGAAGACATGCTCAACGAGCGGCTGAACAACTCGGAGGAGCGGCTGCGCGATAAGATCGGCGACGAAAAGCTCGATGAATATGTCGCCGAGTTCAAGCAGCTGGCCGAGCGCGATCAATCATTGTTCCCCAAGCTCTATAACCAGAGGCATCCATATGGCTGGATGCAGCGCGAGGTGGAGCGCCAGCGGGTGCTGCGCGATGTCGGCGAAGACCCCACCGCCTACCGCACCAAGATCGAGGCCGAAGCGCGAGCGAAGTGGGAGGCTGAGGCCCAGCAACCGGAGCAGGGCAACGGCGGCGCTCGCATCTCGCCAGCGGCCGGCTTGGCGCCGTCGCTAGCCAATGCACGCAGCGTCGCGGGGCGGACGACAACGACGTTCACCGGGCCACCTGCACTCGAGGAGTTGTTCCCCGGGCATAATCGCCAGCCCCAGCGGCGTTAGTGAAGCAGCTTAGAGATCGCCCATGCGGCGCCGATGACCACCAGAGGACTACCGATCATCGCCGTTATCATCTGCCAAGTGGTCGGAAGCTGGCTCAGCTTCCCGTCCATACGATGCACAACGACTGAGAGGGCATCGATCTTGTCGCCGAGCTTTTCCAGGGCGGTTTTGATGTCGGCCATGTCCTCCTCCAGCCGCTGGACGCGCCACGGCAGGCTAGCAGGGTCCGGCGTCTGGTCATTCATGGCGGGCGCTGTAGTGGTCGGCATAATGCACTTCTAGATGCCTGCCAGGGTGCAATTCCCATCCATCATTGCATGCCATCTTGAAGCATTTGGCCGGAGGCACCTGTAACGCCATGAGGTTCGGATCGAACAAGGTCACGTCGCCGTCCCATACCGTCGAGTGCTCCTCGCTGGTGACGATGCGCCAAACGCGGTCAGGCACGCTCGCTTGCGCAAGTTCCAAGTTGAAGTTCACCAGCCAATGACACGCTGCATGTTTGACGTATTGCCAGTAAGCCGGCATCCGGCCGCGATGGTCGCACCACCAATCGCAGGACTCGAACTCGTGCGGCACCATGCCAGGCAGGAACTCATGCCCCCACCGACCGAAGGTGAATTTGTTGAAGTCGCGCACGAGCACCTCTGCAACCTTGGGATCGGCGAGATGCGGGCGGATGCGGCGCCAGTGGCGCTGGATGTCGTAATACTGCATGGGCCTCACTCCGTCCTGGCGAAAGCGCCGTGCAGGCGCAAGGCGGCTTTGGCGTAGGCCGCATGCGCTTCTTGGGCGGTGTCGAAATAGCCTAGGTGGTGTTGCCGTTTCTGATGTTTGATCTGTGCCAGCCATCTACCGGCCCGCTTGTCCCAGTAGGCTCCCTTGAGCCCGGACGTGTTATGCTTCGGCGTCCCAACGTTTCCCATGCTCTGCGAGCGAGTAGCGATGCGCAGGTTGCCGATGCGGTTGTCCATCTTGTCGGTGTTGACGTGGTCGAGCTCACCTTCGGGCCACCTACCGTAGACATAGAGCCATGCGAGGCGATGGGCTCGATAGAGCCGCCGATTGATACCCAGAAGGACGTATCCAAGCCGCTTGCACTGATGCCCAGCAGGTTTGCCGGCATACCGGACGTTGGTAGTGTGATGGACGTTTTTGCGTCGCCGCCAATGGAATTGGCCGGTCGAGTGGTCGTAGTCCAGCACCTCCCGTAGCTGCTGGGCGGTAAGATCGTCTATGAATTGTCTAGCCATGATCTGTGCTTCCTCACAGTAGTGGTCAGAGGCCCGGTGACTGCTGAACACAGCGCCGGGTCTCGCTTTCTACCACACTTCGTAGCCTGCCGCCGAGGTACTTTTCGGGCGTTTCGCTTAGCCGCTGAGCGTTATCAGCGGCCGTCGCCGCCGGATGTATCGGGCGTCTCCTGCCGCCGAGGTTACGGGCGTTGCCGAAACGAAAATCCGCAACTTCCCAACAACCTCAGCGACAGGAGAGTGTTACGTGGCCGATATGAATGTGACTCCGGCTAGACCGGGTTTAACGCCCCTTATATGGGATTCGGAGTTTTTTTCCGAGTACGTACGTCGCAACCAGTTCGCGAAATATATGGGGACGGCAACGAATTCCCTCATACAAGTCCGGGAGGATCTGACCAGGAAGGCTGGCGACACTGTGGTGTTCCCCGCGATGCGGCGGCTGGTCGGAGCCGGAGTCACCGGCAACACCATTTTGGAGGGCAATGAGGAACTCCTCAACCTCCGCTCGTTAAACCTCGTCGTGTCGGCGTTCCGGCACGCCGTCGCCGTCAGCGATTGGGACGAGCAGAAAAGCGTCGTCGATCTGCGTGAAGCAGCCCGCGAGGCGCTGATGACGTGGGAACTCGAGAAGATGCGCACCGACATCATCACCTCGCTCGGGGCGATAACCGCGGATGGCAACGTGCAGGTATCGTATGGCGCGGCATCCGCCGCACAGCGCAACGCCTGGCTGGTCAACAACACCGACCGCGCCCTGTTCGGTCACCTCAAGTCGAACTCTGTCTCCGGCGTCATGGCGACCGCACTGCTCACCATCGCCTCACCAGGCGACCGGATGAGCACCGCCATCCTCACGCTGGCCAAGCGCATGGCACGCACCGCCAACCCCCGCCTCAGGCCAATCACCGTCAACAATGACGAGGAATGGTATGTGGTGTTCATGCCGTCGATGGTGTTCCGCGATCTGCTACTGGATACCGTGATCACCAACGCGCTGCAGTATGCGTGGAACAGGGGGACCGATAACCCGCTGTTTACCGGTGGCGACCTCGTGTACGACGGATTGATCATCCGCGAGATACCGGAGTTGCCCGTCATCGCTGGCGCTGGTGCGGCCGGTATCGACGTGGCCGCCTCGTTCATGTGCGGCGCACAGGCGCTTGGATGCGCTTGGGCACAGCGGATGAAGAGCACAACTAATACGCGAGACTATGGCTACATGCACGGCGTAGGGTTGCAGGAGGTGAGGGGAATTGGGAAGCTCAGATTTGGTGTAGACCCAACAACTGACACAACTAAACCTGTAGATAACGGGATACTAACTGTATATACAAGTGCCGTGGCCGACGCATAGGAGGAACAGCCAATGTCCAGCACGACACACCCCACCCCGCCGCCACCTGCGCCACCGAAGGTCGACCCGGCAGTCGCGGCCGCAGCAAAGGAGGCACAAGCCGCCGGCTCCATCGGCGCGCAGGTCATCCTCGACTTCAACAGCCAGGCCGGTCTCGGCGCGCGCGGCGGGGCGGCCGCGACCATCGAGGAAAACACCGTGCTGCGCGACGAGAACCTCGCGGCGGTCGGGCTCGACCCGGCCAACCCGAGCGGACCGCCGACCGGCGAGCCTTGGGTGCCGCCAGCAGTCGCCGCGGCAGCGGCGCCTAAGCACGTCGCCGGCTCGGCCAGCAAGATGTCGAGCCTCGCGGCAGGCATCCAGGAGGTGCCAACACCGCCGCCGCCCGCCGCCCACAGCGGCACCAAGGCCTAAGCCATGACCGTCGGCGTTGCCGACATTGCCGAGCGGGCATTGCGACGGCTTGGCGTCGCCGTGGTGCCCGTCGCCAACCGGCCGCCTCTGGCGGTGACCATACCAGTCGCCACCATCGCTACCAATGCGCTGCTGTGGCTCGCGGTGATCGCCTCGGACGAAACGCCGAGCGCCACCGATCAGGCGCTGGCGGTCGCCAAGGTGAACGCCGTGCACGACAGTCTGGTATCGCAGGCGTTCGTCTCGTGGACGTCGGGCGCCATCCCGCAGGCGATGAGCGAGGAATACACGCTCTTG